TTATTCATTTGTAAGCCACATATCAGACTCTTCAAACATATCCTCCAGCATGCGGTTCAACTTTTCACGATCGCTTTTGCTGGCATCGCTATTGAGTCCGTTAGCCTGCATAGGCTTAACCTTCACTTCAGCATCAGGGAAGATGTTATGCACTCGCTTCGTAAGCTCGGCCAATATAATTTCTCTGGCTCCATCCAGGCCCTGAACATTTCGCTTATCGTAAACCAATTCAACAAACATAAAACCTCCGTAATAACTTCCAGTGGGGGAGGTATTTTTACTGTAAAAATATACAGCGTCAAGCGTGGCGGAATGTTTTAAGGGGGATTGTCGACCGTTGGTGCTGAAACTACAGGTACTAATTCCCATCAGAAATGAAGCAATAAAAAAACCAGCCATAGCTGGCTGGTTTTAAAGAGTATTTTTGGTCGCACGAGAAGATTTGAATTTATTGGTTATGTGTATGATTTTATTTAATGTAATTAACTTTGTAATGGCATCGTATAACTTAACGTATAACATCAGCTCAAAGTCATCATGATTTAGGCCAATAACACCCTTGCCCGAAATGGTCTCTTAACACCAGAGATCCGATCAGTTTAAGAAAGCATTTTTTGCACAAATACAACGCAGGAGTTAGCATTATTTGACATACACGCTAGCCCGAAAAAGGTTCCCATTATCCTGTTAAAAAATGTCTGAATGGTATCCTCGGCAGGTTAACAGAACAAAGATGTTCGCTCCCCCGGTTGTATGAGGCATGGGACATTGCTATGGGACATGTTCCGTAAAATGTCCCACGGACTAAAGAGCATAAATCCAGCCGCAACAATACTTACAGAAGATTATGCATAAGTATGCGCGTGGGACATGGGACACAAAATCCAAAATTTTTAGCTGGGAATGTCCCACGGTGCGCAATGCTCGTGAAATAAAAAACAGCCAGGAAGGACCCATTTTTGATCTCCTCCCGCGATTTGTTTTTCCCGAAAAAAGAAGCCCCACCTTTATAACCTGTTACCTGCGTGATAAGCAGCCGTTAGGTTACCGACTGTTCACCAGTACCGCCGGACGGTACGCACCGAACACCCTAGGCTTTCCGCCGTCAGTACCTGCGTTAGCCCTGAACGCTTGCAGCCCTGCACAGCAGTACGCCGCTGTGCTCTTATCTGCCTGAAACGTGCCGCACCAGCCGCTGCCCGGCGTTTTTTCTGCACATACCGGATGTCCTGCTGTCGGTCCCTTTCGGCTTCAGCGGCGACAAGGGTTTTTCGGGCTTCGCGGTCCTTCGGGTAGCTGTAGAACCAGTCCCGCTCACAGTACCGGGCGGCTTTCTCCTTGCCACGCTTCGCTTCTGCCGTCAGGCGCATAATCACCCTGTCGGCGGCCTGGCTGCGCTCCCGCAATTTTCTGACGGCTTTTTCCGTTACGCCAAAGTGAAACGCCACCCGGCGATTACTCATGGCCCGGTGCAGGGTCAGCACCGTCCGTAACACGTCGGTAAGCGTCGCCTCCGTCCACCAGATCCCCTTAAACCGGAAGCCGTTTTCAGCATCGGCTAATGCCTTCATTTTTCACCTCTCAGCGCGTCAATGGCAAAAATTAACAGGCGGACACCAGACCCCAAAAAGTCCGCGGAAGTATGTGAACGGTGGAATGCGGGTTACAGCCGGATGATACTCCGAGATTTTCGGGCTGTAAGCCGCCTCATTCCTCATTATTTCCCGTGATTCCGCACATTGCCGCTTCACCTCTCCGAGAGATCGAAAAAATGCGGCATTTCGTCTTTTCTGGCAAAACTGCAATTTCCTGCCCGCAGGTCTGCTATGGCGCGGGATAACCTGTTTCTGCGACATTTCCACTATGTGGATCATTCCCCGTCGCTTTACAAGGATGTTTAATCGTTCAAAAAATGTTCATCACCACAGCCCCTGATGCTGCCTGAATTTTTTCCGGGTCCTTTCCGACATGTCGGCCTCATGCGGGGCGGCAGCGTCGCAAGCTGGCGCGATTTATGAGCCTTTTACAGAGGCTGGTTGTTGTTTAGTTGTTTTGCCGCAGCCCTTGCCACACGCGATTTTCGGAAATTAATACACCAACCAAAGCAATTTAGAGTCAGGTTCAAAATCATCGGCGCGGCGTTGCTGGTCGCTTCCACTCGAACGGCCCGGCGGTCATGTGGTCGTGGTGACGCTTTCTCGCGGCGGCGATCTGCATTATGACGGCTTCAATGGTCTTTCTGTAATTCCGTTGGCTGGTGGGCGTTACAGTTAATCACTCAGGTGGTCTGTCGGTAGCTGGATGGCCTGTTAACATGTTTATAGGCTGTTAACATGTTAATACCCCATTAGCACAATCAGAAATGCCATTTTTACCAAACAAAATCATGAGGATAGAGCATAAATCACGGGCGCAGCCTATTAACATGTTAATATCTTGCAAAAGGGGATTTTTTCTGTGCGTGAGAGGGGGCGCGGTGTCTGTGGCTGGCGCGGTTAACGCCCGGTTATTCCCCCCCGGCGTGCCAGCTATGGCGAACAACATTGACGGTATGAGACAAACACGACACCGTTCAGAATGCCCCTGGAAAACGTCTCCGCAGAATAACCAGCTTACGCTGCCAGAACAGGCTTTCAAACGCACGCAGCGCTTCCTGCTGCGCTTCAAAGGTACGCCAGTGCATTCCCTTTGGTTTAAAGAACAGATTTGCAGACAGTCCGAGGTTCATTAACTCCGCGTAAGGCTCACTCGTTCCCCACAATGCCAGGCGCTTACGGCGCACTGCCCGCATCATTCGGTGCTCTGCGTCCTCGCTCTGGCTTTCATAGTGCAGATCCCAGCATTGCCGACAGGCCACATCCTGACGACCAATATACAGCTTGCTACAGCGCCGGGCGCACCGGGGGCATGCATACCAGTAGCGGAGTCCATAACCCGCCTGTGTGGCAGTCAGCTCCAGAGCGTGGGCTTTGCCGCCGATGGAAAGGGTATAGCCGTCTTCATCGCGGAAAGCATACAGCCGCCCGCTGGCGGTATCCGTGTAAATCTGCCTCCCCTGCGGGGCGTTCTCCAGATTTAAGCGGATGCGGGCCAGAAACACCGTACCAGTGCAGGGAAGTTCCGTTGTGTACTGCCGTCTTTGTCTGCGCAAGGCTGCCTCCGGTTGACACTTTTACGGGTTCGCCAGAAAAACATATACGAAATTATATGGCAATTCTGACCTTTTACTGCGCACTTTACACCTGACACTTTTCCCGCAGGAGCAGTCCCGGCGGGGCTTTGCGGCTGGTTTACACTGTGCAGCCCGTTTCGTTTTTGCGCAGTTTTCTGAATATTCGCATTTTTCCCTGACACTTTAATGGGTAACACATTGTATTTAATAGCATTAATTCGGAATGGATTGCGCAAAAAAGTGTCAACCTTCCGCAGCTGCGTTATTGTCCGTCATCTTCATCGGAGTCAAAACGGTCAGCGTAGACTGCCTGTACGCTGGTCACGAATGGCTCTGACAGCGCCGCCAGCCCGGCCTTGCTGACGTTCGTGAGGTCAGCATCATCCAGGCGCTTTGTGACCACCAGCCAGCGGAGAAAGGTCAGCGCTTCAAGCTCAAAGAACGGGGAGTCATAGCGGCTGATAACCTTGTCCTGTTCCGGGTCGTAAAGCTCAATGCCGATAATGTGCTCTTCGTCGCCGTCAATATCCACGGTGCGCACTTCCAGCCCCAGCGCCTCCGATGCGTCAAGCACCCGCTCCCGCAATGCGTCCTCGTTGTCGGCGGGTGGATACACATCATCGAGCATCCGCACCATATCCGCCGCCTCCTGCACCGTCACAGTAAGCGTCTGGTCACGGGCATCAGATAAATCCCCGTCGTTTGAGAGCATCGCCGCCCTGGGCGAAATCACCAGCTTTTTATCCGGATCATGCCACGGGTGAACGGGCTGGCAATTTTTCAGCTTCTGCTCTGAGGCCTCCACATCGATTTTTGACCCCACCAGCACAAGCTCACCTCTGGCGATACGGTCATAAACGGTCTGGCGGCTTATGCCCTTGTGCCGGGCATAGGCGGTTTTGGTCATGAGCACTCAGGAGATCCTCAATACTGGAATGGTGATTTTTGTGGTTACCGGGACAGATAAACTACCATTAAAGATTACACTACATTTTATTTTCTGAATGCTCGGTTTTTGCCTCTCCTTGAGTGGTTGTCATAGCGTTCAGCCTCAATATCCAGTGATTATTTTTAGCCCAATATAAAAAGGACTGCCGAAGCAGTCCCTGGAATAACTGAACTGAAATATATTACCACTTGTATCCAATGTTAATGTTGAAAGTATTCAGGTGGTTATTGTCACTGTTTATGGTATCAAAACTTGTTCTCTCATATCCTGCATTAACCATGATATCATATGGCAGATAAAAGTTAAGACCCATGCCATACATAAAGTTAGTGCTATTGTTATCTTTGTGCCAGTAACTATCGCCAGAACTCAGATACGTGGATTTGTATTCATTGCTAATGTGACTAAGACCAAGCAGACCATATACCCCGATATAGTCGCTGACCTTATAGCTTGGACCTACCCCAAAGGAATAATAAGAGGTGGTTTGTTCGTTTTTTAATTTTATGTTGTTATCAGTTGAAAAAGAGTCATTATCAGAATGCATGTACGTAAATGAAGTTATTACACCTAAGGCATCATCCCACCTATAACCGTATTTAACATTAAAACCTTTTGGGCTGTTAATGTCGCCTGAATTTCCAAATGAATAACCTATTGATGATTCTAATGTACCAGCATAAGCAGGTGATAAAAAAATGATCGGGAAAAGAACTAAAACAACTAGTAATGACACTTTGCTTTTCATAATGACCTCTTCATTAATGGTTATAATTGCTTCCCAACCATTTCAATTAATTTAAATTATCAGGCGTTACCAACAAGGATAGTCACGCAATGAGTAGTTTCTCCACCACTTGATGAGCTGCTGGTTACTTTAATTGTTGGTGATGCGCCTGACTCGATGAATCCGGTCCAGTTATTACACTCGATCGAACCTGCATCAGCTTTAACTTTCGCAACAACAGCACCGTTAACATAGAGTTGTAGCTCTGAAGACTGTTTAAGATTTTGAGTAACAGCAAGTAGCAATGGTACGGCGATAGCGCGACGAAACGCCATTGCGGGGATAGTAACGGATTCGCCGGAGTTAAGGTAGTATGTATCAGTAACTTTCATTTGTAATTCCTTTATTGGTTTAATGGTTGTTTAATTAACGCTAATAATAAATACATGCCTTGCCTGAAAGGCAATTAGGTATCGTAATAACGGGACTTGTTACTTTGACAATGAAATTTTGTAACGAATCATTTCATTGGTTTGAGCGTTAAATTATTTATTGCATTAAACTTTAGACGGTCTGGCGGCTTATGCCCTTGTGCCGGGCGTAGGCGGTTTTGGTCATTAACATAAATAAAGTCTTTCGTAATCTATATAATATAAAAACCAGATTTTTATTTTAGCATACACACATATTTACACATAAAAAAGATACTTTTTATTTACAAGAACAGCATAAGGAAAAGGGTCTAAAAGAAGACCCTTAAATCGGTGAGTTCAGCTTCGAAGAACAACGTTAACTCGTTATCACATTTTAGTTAAAATCAATCCATATTCACGCCATTATTTTTAAAATGTGGATCATCCGATGGATCACCATCACCTATAACTTTAAATTCATTATTTTTAAAATTATAAATTTTATATTCACACTTATCATTGTTCGGATTCGGTGCCCGAAGTGATGTACCGTTCATCCATAACAATGTGCTGTCACGATAAAAAAATGGGAAATCGGCCATTGCCCCCGGTGGAGGGGGATCATTCTCGTCTTCAGGTGAATAAACTGCGCAACCTTGCGCTAAACTCGGATGACTCATATCGTTTTCATTTGATATAAATACAGGTAGTTTTGATACAATCATCCCCGTAATTTTATCAATAACCCAGCCACATAATGGGGCGTCAGCTCCGCACTCATTTGGCAAGTTGTCACCGTAATCAACATACACTCTATAATGTCCAGCATAGTTCACCTCGCTTGCCAGTTGCTGTTGCATAATGTGCTTCCACTTAGATGTATAGCCATTCTGTTCATTGGAAAGATGCAGAACGTTGGCAAAGGGGCCACGACTAACCTTTATTTTATAATTATCAGATTGAGGAGTTCCATAAGCTAACGGGATTGCACAGAAAAAGAAAAAGCTCAATAGTGATTTATTTGCTTTCATTTTTCGATTCCTCAAGTGAATTAATCATGTCATCTGGCATTATAAATGCTTTATTCAGCCCATCACCTTTATAATAAGTTACACCATCCTCTATGGCGTAACGTTTTTTAGGTATAGTATGACCATGTTTATCTTTGATCGGTTCACCATCTGGAGTGCGTTCAATCGCGTGCCTATCGGGGCTGATTGGTTGTCCTTGCTTAACCCCTACGGATGCAAACTCCTGTGCACAGGCATATGCAGCATCCTCCACACTGCCACTCCCCTCTAAATAAGAAATAATAGATGGTCGTTTGACTTTGATAATATACTCATTAAAAATATGGTCCTGTGTTGATTCATCATACAAAGCATTTACATCCAAATTCAGGTGTTTTACAGCTTCTTTTAATGGATCTGTGGTTATTTGAAATCGTCCGGTCGCAAACATATCGTTATTTCTCTGTGCAATCATGACCTGACCGATTGTCATTGAGGTTAATGTGGTATTGCGGTAAACCTCTATATGAACCGGGTTTGGATGCGGATACGTCCTATTATAGGTAGTGTAATCGTTTTTCGATTCAGCATGACCAATCAGATCCGCAAACGGGCTGTGCGCCCAGCTTTTCGCCATACGCACACCCACCGCGTCCAGAAACACCAGCGGGTGCATGTACCATGAGATCGCCTCCATGCCCGGCACCTGCGCCATAAAATTCATGTTCTCGATGCAAAACTCCAGATACTTCTGCTCTTCCGGGTATTTCTTCGCCCTGTCCATGATGGGCTTCCATACTTTATCATCCTTACCCGCATACCATTCGCCAGGGTGCTGCACGATGGTTTTGTACAGCCACATCCGGTATTCCGCCAGGTGAATGCTGTGCACAAAATCATCACACATATACGGGTGCGTGTTGTCAGCATCAACCAGGTCGATCAGTTCCTGATACCAGCCTTTAAATTTTTCATTACCGGGCCGATGGTCACGCGCGGCCTCGTCGCGCTGACGTACCAGCAGCAGGCGGGTCAGCCTTTCAGCCGGACGCCAGCCCGACATCAGATCAAAGGTGCCGCTGGTGGCCCGTAAAGCTTCAAAGCCCTGTCCGGTGAGATCGTACTTTGATACCCGCTGCACATCCCCGGCAGCCAGCCACATGCCATAGTTCGTTACGCAGTAATAGGCTGGCTTACCCTCCACGGTTTCCACCTGTACATCAGTCAGAGGAACCACGCCATCGGTCATGGCGGTGAATCCCGTATCGCGTATTTCCCCATTACCGCCCTTCTGGTACGCCTTCACGCCCTGTTTCCATGTCAGAACCGACGGTGCATCAGCCTCCACCAGCTCGGGGTTTGACAGGAAGGGCACCAGATTATCATCTGCTGACAGGCATTCGATATGCACCTGGTAGCCCGATGTGTGCTCATACAGTCCCGGCGTCTGGTAAAACCCCATATGCCCCAGCGTTTCACCTGCACGGACCGGGATGGGACTGTCGGCGACACGTACCACATCAGGCTCTGGCTTTCCGGTTTTTCCCCACCACGGCGGGGTGGCGGGTTTTCTTATGTGGGCTTTCTCAAGCGTCCCCGGCAGGTCCTCAAGCCAGACCGCATCATGTTCTTTCAGCGCGGTGCCATGCACATCGCGGGTCAGCACCACGCGGGCAAAGTGTCTGCCGTCCGCCGTGGTGGTTTCTTTGACCTTGACCACCAGCGTACCCGGCGGCAGGGTGCCGAAAAAATCACCGTTATCGAGCATGTATTGCCCCGGTGCCAGTTCGGCGGGTTTCAGGACCTTATAAAATGAAAAATTCTCGCTTCCGGTGTAAGCACGGACCGGGGCAAGGTGCATGTAAAGGGTGTAAAACGTCAGCCCGCTAAGTGCAGTGGGTCCCGGCTGTACATAGTGCCGGACCAGCACGAAAGAATCAGAAAACACCATATCTTCCCGATTTTCGCGGGGCAGGGTCAGATAATTACGGCGCAGACGGTACGCCACTATCTCCCCGTCTGCCATACAGCGTATTGACTGCTCGCCGTTCATCGGGCGGGGATTATTGTCGTGCTCCGCTCTGGCTTCGCCGCTCAGTGCGCACCACGGCGTGGTTTTATCGGTAATATGAATGCCACCGTGCCACGCTCCCGTGCTGCCCGTCAGAAACAGCCCACCCGACTCCGCGCCAAGGTGGGCAATCATTTCTTCGAGATTGTTAAATTCACTGCCCCATGCATCCTTCGTGACCGGAAAGGCCACGCGTAGCGGTTTCTTCGGGGAGGGGCGTTGTGGTCGTGCGATATTCTCCATGTCGTGGTGCTCCTGCATCATGGCGGTGTTAATGAGAAAAAACGGAAGCGGTACGGCGACCCACAAAGACGTACAGCGGCGGTATGTCATCCACCGGAATAATCAGAATGCAGTCGGTGAAAAGAGGTTGCGGCGTGACGGTGAACGTACTGCGCGCCGTGGGATCATGATGTGGTTTTAGCGGGATAACCTGCCCGTCAGCCTGACCGGGAGCCGTGCTTTCGCTGGTGGCGGTATTATCAGAACGCCAGTACAGCGTCAGGGGTATCCTGCCCGGCAGCGTGGCTTCATACTGGCGGGTCTGCGGGTTCAGGCGCATCAGCAGAACGGGAATACTGTCCTGCCCGCAATATTTCGGCGTGTGATACCCCACAGGAACAGTCGTACCGTCGCGCCCGTCCTGCCAGGTGAAGCGAACGCGCGTCGGCGCGGCCTCGTGACTGGCCGCCTGCCGGGTCAGTTGCTCCTTGTCCAGATAATCCCGCCGCGCCTCTGCGGCATCACGCTTGCCCGGCATCATGCCAATCAAAATCCCGCCATGTGCATCAGGGCTGCTGACTGACCACGCCCCCGGCGTACAGAAAGCGCCGCCGTAATGTATCAGCGCGGTGGCATGATTACCGGACACGTCATCATCCGGTGGCGTGCTGGTTGCCGCCGATGGGGCCGCATTCGGCCCCGGAGCCTGCTCCGGCGAAAACAGCTTTTGATACCACGGCGCATTATCCGGCTGTGGGGAGAACGCTCCGGCAGACGGTTCATGTTGCGTCTGCGGTGCCTGTGCGCTATTGCCACCGCCAGCTATCTGTTGGAACAGGCCGAACGGCGCGAAATGCGTCTGTGACTCCGGGGCCGTTCCGGCATCCGTGCACCCTTCGCCGCGCAGCGTGGATTTGGCAAATACGCGGTCATGCAATTGTGGGCTTAAGCCAATCAGCGGGGCTCGGGCAAGCACCGCCTGCGCCGCACAGTCATGAATCGGGGAGTGATACGGCGTATCACCAATGAAGACGTTATTACTGCCTGAGATAATCACGCCGCCGCAGCCGGATTCATCACCAATGCGGGCGGCGGGTTTACCGTTAAAAGATACCGTGGATGAACCTTTCGCCACCTGACGTTTATGAACACCGTGCGGGCTGCCCGGACAGGTACAGGCATGAATCTCACATTCATCACCCACCCGTAAGGCGGGCCGTCCGTTGATGGAGATATCCGGGCTACCGGATATCGCCGGGGTTTCGGGAAAACAGTCGTGACTGCTGGCAATGTCACCAACGCGTGCAGCTCCTGGCATAATATCAGCCTCCATAGCGTATTGTTTTGCAGGGGCAGCCTGTACAGGCTGCGGGTAAACCCGCAATCCTACGAACGGGAAGCGCTCTCCAGGAAGCGACAAACTGTAAGCCAATGCAAGGGATGTTTCGGTCAGGCCTGGTGTTTCATGGTGCAGGCTCTCAGGCAGAAGAAACGCGCGAAGGTAACTGAAATCAGGTTCATAAAATGATACAAGGTGCCATCACGGCTGGCAGGCTGTTTACAGCAAATACGATCCACGAACATTTCCACCTCAAAAGCCATCAGTCATCGCGCATTTCCTCTCAGAATGTGCGCATTATTTTATAAAAATGCTCATTCTGTCGCGGCGGCTTACATGGCTGTATCCCCTGCGGCGTCAGGCGTTGTGGTGTTTTCGGTCATGCAGAAAATGAGCGATACCCCCTCAGCCCGGTTTCCGCCCGCCGCTATCGTCCGGGGGCGCAGGGGGTCCCCTGTAAATCTTTTTGCCGTTGTTATGCCTCACCCCTCTACCCGGCCCGGAAGGTGGCATTTATTTTCTTTAAATACAGTCAGTTAATCAGATATAGGATGCATTTTTCAACCTCTACCCTGGGTCTACCTTTTGCCCCTTACCTCTACCCGCCGTCGGTCGGACAGCATGAACGGATAATCTCTGCTCAGGTAGAAGCAGGTAGCAGTAAGGTAGAGGTAAAATAATATACCTCTACCTGTCTGTAGCCCTTGTCCTGTAAGGGCTGGTGGCGTTTCAGGTAGAGGAGTGAAGGTAAAACGCGGCAAAACTTTATACACCGGGCAGGGGTAAGGGCTGACCGTCGGGGGAGCGCGGTCACTCCGGCGCATCGCTGCCCCATGCGCGGGGCAGAAACTCGTCGGCCTCGTCCGTCAGGCCGATATTGGTCTGTGTGCGGCCCTTTATCCGTCGGGTCAGGTATTCGCTGCCGTACTCCCGCGCGGCCTGCTTCATGGCGCGGGCGAACTTCTCCACCGATAATGGCTTACCCGGCCCGTGGTACTCCATAAACGCCAGGTAGAAGTGATACAGGTAGCGCTTTGGCTCCGGCTGGCCCGCCCACGTGCCGCCACCCATCATTAACCCTTTCGGCTCGCTCATGAAGTACAGGGCCGCGCAGAGGTCAACCACCGGGTCAGTGCCGCGCTTGACCGTCAGCGCCTCGTCAGAATTGCGCTGCTCTGCCAGCAGGGCGCGGGCGGTGTCCGGCTGGCGGAAGGTGGCAAACAGGCAGCGGATGATGACAGGCAGTTCAGCGGCGATTTTCTCCACCAGCAGCGGGTCGCGATCCCGCTCCGCAACCGGACGGTCAAAGAGGAAGATAACCCGCCGCCGGGCAATGCCGCCGTTTCGTTCGGTGAATATCATCGGCTCGTTGTTGGTTGCCAGCACCACGGCGCGCAGTACCGTGGTGTACTGCTTCTCATACTTGGGGTCAATCTCCACCGGGTCGCCGCCCGTGATGGCCTTGATGCCCGTTCCCTCTCCGGTATATTTCGGCTGGTCGGGGAGGATTATCAGGCGTTTTCCCGTAAACTGCGCCCGGCCTCTGGCGCTGTCCAGCGCCGCCATGTTGCCGCTGGCGGTGTTGTGTGTCCCTGCCAGCAGCGACGCTATGGCGGTAAAGACACTTTTCCCGCTGCCGCCTTCCCCCGTCACCTCGATAAACAGCTGCCAGTCGTGGCGGTTTGCCAGCACCATAAACAGCGCGGCGCAAATCCGGTCGGCGCGGTGCGCATCCCCTCCGGCGGCGTGCATCAGCCAGCGCTGGAAGTGCGGGGCGTGGTCGCGCAGGTTTTCACCAGGTTGCGGGTCGGTAAACACGATGCCGTTATGGTTCAGCAGGCCGTGCTCCGGGGAATGGGGCAGAAACAGCCCGGCGTGCAGGTCGTACACGCCGTTCACAAAACCCGTCAGCGCCCGGTCGCTGGCGGGCAGGACGGGCACCGTGATTTTCATGGCATCGATTGCCGCATCAATGCCTTTCGGGTTGTACGCGGTGTCATGGGCGTCAAATATCGCCGCCAGCGCGCGGCGCAGCCCGCTGTCGGCAATATGCTGCCAGATGCCGTCCCGGTACGCATACACCGCGCCGCTCTCCGGCGTCACCGCCACGCTGCCGTAAAAGGCCGCCAGCACCCGCCCGCGCTCGCTGGCAGCCATCCGGGCAAGGTCAGCACCGTCCGGCAGGCAGGTTTTTTCCGGCGGCACGCTCAGACTCTCCCCGCGCTCCGCTTCCGCTTTCAGCCCGGCAAGGCGCGGCGTCCAGTCCTCCAGCAGTTCGTGGCTTTCGGAATAAAACCGCGCTTCCTTCACGCCCGCCAGCGCAAGGTATGTCGCAATGGCGGTGATGTGGCGCTCTGACAGTTTTCCGGCCCGGCAGACGCGCACAACGCGCCGCCCCCGGTCGGTGATGCGCAGGCCGTGCAGGTTGTCCAGATCACGCCCGGCAAGCACCACGGGCGGCACGCTGTCGCCTGCCCGGTTATGCTGCTGCCAGTCCTTCGCGTGTATCCACGCATCCGCGCCCGCAAAAATCACCTGCTCCGTGAATTTGTCTTCAGGCTGTTGCTTCAGGTTTGGGGCGTTCTTCATGCGTCCCCCTCCGGCCCGCAGGCCGCATCAAAGCCCGTCAGCGGCGGCTGGCTCCATGCCTGCACCTGTAACAGCACCGGGCGCAGCGCCCGCTTTTCCCTGCGGCGCAGGGTCATCGACTGGCTGCCGCGCTGCCCGTGCTCGCGGAAGGATTCAGATTCTGCGCGGGTCACGATGTGCTGCGCCTCCTGTACGGGCATCCCGGCAAGCGTTGCCATATCCGGCACGGCGACGTGATGCAGTTCGGGAAACTCTGGCACGGTACGAAAATACGCTGCAATCAGTATTTCCTGGATTTTCCATGACAAATTGTCGTGAAAGGGTTTTACCAGTAACAGATAACCCGCTTCGGCAATCAGCAGCCCTTTCGCTGTCCTGGCTGGAAAGAGGTGCGTGAGTGACTGCCGACGTATTTCATCGGCGGTCAGTTCGTAAAAGTGCCGTCCGGTGATAAAGCGCTGACGGTGACGACGAAAGGTTGCCGCTGCGGTGCCTTCCGGTCGCTCATGAACCCGATCAATCATGGCAAACGTCACCGCACGCTGCCCCTGATACTCCACCAGCGGCAGGGCGTGGTTATTCAGAATAATATTGCGCTTACGCATAAGCGGCTCCCCCTTTATTATGCTGGTGGAATGACCGGGCAGAAACAGCCGTTTGCCCGTACAGATAATCCGATACGAAAATAGACGCCGCGCCGGGTTCAGGTTGCAGAAAACCGCTGGCAGTGAAGCCAGTTAAATTTTTCATTGCGAATTATTCCTCTGTGTGTGCGTCCGGTGGTATGACTGTCCAGCCAGCTCGGGCAGCCAGTTCAGTAAAACACGCCAGGCTCATCGCCATTTCATCGGGGCGCAGTAGCTGGCGCTGAACCACCTCACCGTTTTCTACAGTTAGCAGGATCTGAATGCGGAGACCGCGCAGGGCGCACTGCCATTTATCAGCGCAACCTGTAAGGCATTCACTGTTATTCATTCGGTTGCTCCTTGTCCTGCTCAATCCAGGCGTATACGTCATTTTCATACCAGCCGCGACGCTTTAACCCGATACGCACGCCACGGGGAAAGCCGCCGTTTTCGATAAGGTCATACAGCGAGGTTTTAGACTTCATCCGCATAATTGCCAGCACTTCACCAATCACCAGTATTTTTCTGTTTTCGGTATGCATCACATTTATTTCCATTCACGCCGGGTTATTCCGGGCTGATACCATTTAAAAGGGCTGAATAATAAATGTCTGGTAATCCAGGAAATAAAGCTGGTAAGAAACCTGGTAAAATATTGTCTTAATCTAATTTAATGAAATCATGTGGTTACAATCCTTGGTGTGTTTCAATAAAAGTTGGTAAAAGTCTGGGAAAACGCTTATAAGCTGTTTAGAGAAAAGAAATTTCAGGATTGCAGTACACGGAGTAGGGGGAGTGAAAAAGTGCGCATTTCAACAATGCGGAAAAGGAATAAAAAGGGGAGATATGCGCATCCCTGCGCGTGGATTACTCTGGGCGTGTTTCGGCGACAGGCAGACTCCCCAGAGATTCAGATATTACTTTACGAAAAGTTTCGGTTTTGTCCTTGTCTGCAGGTAACACATCCGCCAGCACATTGACCGCATCACGCGCCAGTGCACTGATATTTGGCTTTTGACCATAACGGTATGCTCCGTGTGTCCGCGAAACAAGAAGACGCGATAGCCCGGCGATCACCAGACTTTGGCTGTCGCGTCCACGGTTAACAGATAACCCGGTATCATTCAGGGCAACGTTTGATTGTGTCGTATCAATAAAATCTTCTGCCCCGTACCACAAACTGTTATCCGATAACTCAGACAGCGCCCAAGGCCAAATCACCGCAGGTAGAAATAATGCACGAGTAGTATTACCCTCAGTATCTTTCCAGAGAGTATGCCACAGTAAATTTTCTTCGCTGATTGCATGAATCATACTGTCATGATATGCACGAGCCGCGAACCAAAGCTCAGGGTGAATTTTTCTGTCAATCTCCCATAGCTCATTGAGATGGTACTCTCCTGCCATAGCTAGCGCGGCCCGCTGAGAATGAACAAAGCGGAGACGGCGTAAGTGATGGGGAAGGTTCAGAATATTTTTCTTCATGTGCTACCTACCAAAAACCTTGTAAAATAAGCCATACACTATGTATGGCCTTGTGTCAGTCATGGGTGGGGTTTGTTATGGTACAGAATAGAATGGTTTTTGGGTGTGTGATAGTGTTTACTGTATAAATAACCAGAAAAAATCAAACTGCTTTTAATCCCCTGAATCCGCTTGCAATTGTGGCACCAGTCGCAGCAGCCTCAACAAAATTACCCCACCAGCACATCAGCACTGCGCGCTTTTCTGTGTACTGGCTGCGGTTGTATGCCCGGCGTACACTGTTGGTATCAACATGCGCCAGTGCCGCTTCTATCACGTCCGGCTCAAAGCCTTCCTCATTCGCTGCCGTGCTGAATATGGCGCGTAGCCCGTGTGAGACCAGCACTCCTTTAAAGCCCATACGTTTTAATGCCGCGTTAGCAGTCTGGCTGCACATAGGCTGTTTCGGATCTTTGAATCCGGGGAAAACGTGCTCACGGTGGGCACTGATGGGCTGCATGTTCTCCAGTACAGCTAGCGCCTGTGCGCATAGTGGGATCACATGGTCACGGCGCATCTTCATTCGCCCGGCGGGGATAGTCCAGAGTTTCGCGTCTGTATCTATTTCAGACCAGCGGGCCTCTGCCGCTTCTGCCGGGCGAGTGACGGTCAGTAGTTGCCATTCAATCAGTAAGCGGGTCTGCCGTTCGATGGCTGCAACGGACAATGCCTGCATCAGCGCCGGTAACTGCTCCGGGCGAATGGTGGGCATATGCTTTTTGACCGGGGTCGGAAACGCCTTGCGGACGTTGCTTGCGGGATTCAGCTGGATTAACCCGCTGTTAGCGGCAAAGTCCATCACTTCGTTAATGCGCTGCAAAACGCGCTTCAGAGTTTCAAGATTTCCTCTGGCCCTGATAGGCTCCAGCAAAGTGACAAAGTGCCGGGGAGTAAGTTCCGTCACGGGCATATCGCCCACATCGGGAAAAACGTATTTTTCCAGCGAGCGCCAGATATCTTTGATGGTATTAGCGGCGAGGTTCTGCGCCTGCTTCATGGCGTACCAGTCTGCCGCCACTTTACGAAAGGTATACCCCCTGCGTAACAAATCGGACTCACGTTGCCGTTGCTGGTGGTGTTGCGGGTCAATGCCCTGTGCCACCATTGCGCGGTACTCGTCGCGGCGCTTACGGGCATCAGCCAGGGTTACATCATCCAGCGAGCCAAAACTGACCAGGGCGCGTTTTCTGTCATCCGGGCGCACATAGTTGAAACGCCATATTTTAGCGCCATTGGGTTTAACAAGCAGATAAAGCCCGTTGCCATCCTGTAAGGTGTATTCCTTTTCAGCCGGACGCGCTGCGCGGATTTCTGTTGCGGTCAGAGGGGTCGTGACTCTCGCCAT